TCAGCGTCTGATACTTCCTTGTTGATGAGTACCAGTTCTTGTCCCCCAAAGAGCACCGCAAGTACGATACGCTGTACCCGATGTACCGTAGCTTCATGAACACATTGCGCTGAGTCGGCCGCAGGCATAAGTGCAGTGTCTGCATCATATTGATTCCTCTTTGATTGGTTGTAGTTCTTCACCTCGACTAGTGTCGTGCCATCAGCACTAATGAAGTCAAAGTGAGATGCCATCCAGGTATGCTCAGGGTGGTATAGCTCGTAGTCAGCTTCTTTGAGTTCCATCTGCAAGCGAGCACTAGCTTCCCTGCCAATGACGTCCTGCAGCTTCAAACCCCATTGCACTGCTTCGATGTGTGAAATGTCTTCACGTTCTGTCTGGCCTATCTTTTCCAGGTAAACGTCAGCGGCACGGCCATCAACAATCTTGCGAGCATCAGTAGCCCATATGGCTTTACGTCTTGATTCCGTATCAAAGCTAGTCATGCTGCCTCCTCATCAAAGCAAGTGCTAATGTCTTTGCGAGCATCACGGTTCTTGATATGGTTTAGCATGTCCTTCAGCTCTTCAACTTCACCGATCAAGCGTTCAATGACCTTGACCTGATACTCAGACATAAAGTCCCAATCACTTGCAAGCACTCGATGAATGTTGGCGCAGCCCTCAATGATGTGGACTGTCTTGAGCCTGATGTCATATAGATCGGACTCGATTAACTTCAAATGTTTCATGATTACCCCTTTGGTTAAGTACAACACTGATGATTATACACACTAGGAACATATGTATATAGCTAGTAATCTACCGTTCGTCGGGTTGGCAAATGGTTTGCCATGTTTGCCAGGTTTGCCGCTTTTTAGCCGTGTTTTTGCCGCTTGCATCAAAAGGTGTTTGCCATTAAGATCAGGTTGTCTGTGTGGTGCAGATTGAGCCGTTAAGCATGTTCCCTGCCCTCTACTTACCCCAGAGGGATCACCACCAGGGGGCATCCTTAACGGCTTTTTTGTTTCTGACCAGACCGTACTCCGCACGATAGCAAGAGCCTTACCCGTGGCTGCGTGGAGTGAAAGCGGATAGCCGGTATGCCGTAAGGCTAGGGGGCAGTTCCCGAAGAATCCGGTCGGCTGGTCTTATCTCGAAGCCGAGGGGTCAGGAGACTGACATCGAGATGCTGCTTGACAGCGGAGGAACCTCCCCTCTCTACCCCGTTCTTGTTTGGGGTAGGGGGGTCTTTGGGAGGAAATAGGGGTTAAACCCTCCTCAAAGGGCAGTCTCTGCCCTGATTACAGTCCTGATTACATGGTGGGCAATCAGGTTCTGCATCAGGTTCTACAGATTCTGCAACTAAATACTGTAGTTGCTCACGCACAATGCTGATCCTTTGCTCCATATCCTGAACATAGTCCAGGATTGCTTGCAGTTCATTGCCATGCACCATTACAAAGTCATTGACCTGCGCCAGGCTAGCAATGAGTTTCATGTTGTGGTTGCCACTCATTGCTGCCCTCTTGCTCGTATGGCGGCGGCGAGCGCATAACCTTCGTCGTCCCATGCACCGCAGTAATCTTCAACAACCTTCGCACACGCCTCACGCTCTCGCTCCCTGATCTGCCACTCCAACTCTTTCAGCAGGTCTTCCACGGTGTCGCCGTGTCCTGTGGCATAGCCTTGTCGCATCATCCAAGCGGCCAGCTTGTTTCGCTCGGCAGCGGCGACTAGGGCAGCGAAGCGTGTTACAGACCCTAATGGCTTTTCGTCAGATCCGTAAGCCAATCCAGCCTCCCGCGCTAGCTTGATGATGTCTTCTCTATCCATGATTTTTTTCCTTTAGCTTGGCTTCGATGGCTCTTGCAAAAGTCGTATCAGTCCAAGGCGCAGTCCAATCTCGGTTATAACGCACGCTGTTTATTTCCTCATCCGTCAGCCCATGCCATTCTTTCTTTGGTGGTGCGGCGTAGAGTGGTATGTCATCTGGATTGGGGCCGATCAGGTTGCCTTCTTCGTCAAATTTTGATGATTGATACCACCAAAGTTCCCCCTTGCCCCCATTGGTAATCCACGCCACAGGCTCTTGCTTATCCACCGTTCTTCTCCTTTAGCTTGGCTTCGATAGCTTCCGCAAAATCCTCCACGTTCTGATGTGCATAGCAAATGTGAAACTCCACAGCACTGCCACTCGCTTTGTTGCATTCCCAGATTTCATCTGCGGTCAGCCCCACCCATTCACGCTTTGGTGGGGATGTGTAGATCTTTGTGCCGACTGGCAATGCTGGCTCATGCCACCATGACATTGATAAATTCGGATTTCCTGACTCACTTGTCACTGTCGCCACCGGCTCTTGCTCTGTCTCCAGTGCTTGACGCAGGGCGTCCATTGCACCATCGATCTCCGCTGGCAGGCAGATGGCGTTTTCACCAATACTCAACTTGTTGATTTCCACCAAAGCCTCTAGCGCCATCTGCATAGCTTCTCTATCCATGATTCTTCTCCCGCAGCTTGGCTTCAATGGCTCTTGAAAAACCCCAACGATCAAACCACTCCGAGTTACTTGCATCAATTTTTTGTGATAGATAACTCAAGTCCTGAATCTCTTCATCAGTCAGTCCGATCCATTCACGCTTTGGTGCAGCATAAAGTTTGTCACCTAGCTTTATATCTTTAGCGTTGTCCCATGCGACCATCGGCCTACCCGTTTTATCAAACAGGTAAACATGAGCCACATGTCCATCATCCGTTGGTGTCTTTGCTGTTTTGTTCTCAGTCATTGCATAGCCCCCTTACTCATTGACCTGACGTAAAAGTGAATCTCAATAGCTCGATGTAACTCATGCTCATCAACCCCTGCCTGCTCGCATAGGATTGGAAGGTAAGCGACATGCCTTGCTAGCTCTTCCTGCCATTTGTCGATCATGGCTTGGGTTTCAATGTCCTTTAGCTGCTTCTTACTCACGATTGGGACTCCCGCGAGGGTATGTAATGCGACCAGGTGCGGAATGCCTTGTGCTTTCTCATAGTCTCGATGCACTCAGTGCTTGGTGGTTTCCAACCATGCTCACGCCAGACCTGATCAACGGGTCGGAACCATTTATCGGGTTGAATTTGATGATCGATTAAATCGATCCATGAATGGACTTGTCTATCTTCCATGTAGGTTGACTCCAATTAGGTAGAGAAAAGCCCGTAAAAGCCCGTTTAAGGGCTTCTAAGGGCATTGCTAGCGGGTTAAACGGTTATATCTGGCAGGCATTCACGGACGAATGCATGAGCATGTTCGATATCGATGAAACGGCGAATGGTGACCGTGTTATCGCTATCGGTATCGATCAAACGGACGGCCCAAGGCAGACGGCCTGAAACGTAATAAACGTGACATGCCATGTTGTCATTGGTATCGACAAATAAATGATCTTCCATGATTTACCCCTATAAGTTGAAGAAAACGGCGAGAGCAAAAGCCACCCCGAAAAGGGTAGCAACAAACCAGTCGATCAAGGTTTTCATGCTGTCACCTTAAGCTTGATTACCTTAGCCATGCTTTTCCCATGTGCCACATAGCCAATAACTGGCACGGATTTATCCCAACAAGCTCTACAGCCAGAACATTTCCCGCCGTGCTCATAAGCTTTACAGACGCTAATCGATGAGTCATCGAATGAGCTTGCAATCGTGCTCGAGTGGGATTGATCGGTTAACACGTCACCGGTGACACTATCGGAGCTTGCGCGGACTACTACGTTGGGAAGCTCGCGCATAAGCTCAATGATTGCCTGAAACTTTGGAAACTTATGCATACGAGTCGGCAGCCAGTGCTTAACATGTGGTGTAGCTTGCATGACCATGTAGATTTTTCTAGCTAGATCTATCGAATACATGTCACCGCTATCGAACCAACGAAAGTATCGATCATTGTCTAGTGACTGCGCCATCTCAAACACCCACTCATCGCGCTGCCAGTCATCGCGATTAAATAGGCGTGGAGCTTTCACGTTGGGATAACGATAATTGCCTTGCATTGCATAACATCCCTTGCAAGCATCAACAAGCTCGCCGTTTGATGCTATGGAACCCGGGCATGTTTCGAGAGCTTGCAAGCTCCATGATCTAATGCCGTCGAGCTTACTGGTAACGCTGAGCTTTACTTGTGGTTTGTTGTATTCAGCTGATTGCATTGCCATGATGTCTATCTCCAAAGGTTAGGAGGG